TAGGCCTGTACAAAACAAGATCTAAAGAATAGAATAAAAGTTGCCTTAGCGGAAATCCAACCTAAAAAGAGCATAAGTATAGATGGGGCTTCTTTCGATAGCACACAATATTAGTGTCTGTAGGATTCTGTGGATACAATATTCTGGAAGTTGATTGAACCCATTCTAGAAGATAATCTTTTTAAAGATAGTGAGTTAAAACCATTGAGTTAAAATTTTATTAAAAATTTAATTAGAGATGCATGTCTTAATGTTCATACTTTGTTTGTCAAACTTCCCAATTCTAAACCATATAAATGGACTAGATTATAAGAAAACACTTTTAAACGTGATTTTCCGAACTCTAAAGATATAAAAGGAGGTTTCTTCAAAAGTAATTACATACCTGTTACAATCAATGGCACCACTTTTTCAGGGCATCCCACAGCTACGACCTTAGGTAACACTTTGCGTTCGATTTGTTATGTGCATTTTTATGCTGATTAGGCTAATATCTCTATGGATAATATTAGATATTTTGTTGCGGGTGATGACGTTGTAATATACGTTAAGGACCAGCATCTTTAAACATTCTTAGAATCCCTGTTGGACAACACTTGCAGATCCAATTCAACCTAGATGAAAGGCTTAGGCTAAATAATTAAGGAGGTGAATGTTCGTGATTGGGATGACATCGAATTCTGTTCTAAATGGAGTTTTTCTCACGGAACTTATGGTTCTTTTGAGTTGACTAGAGACGTTTAGAAAGCTTTACTTACTAGACAATATTACAATGGAGATAATGTTATATTTAGAAATGATCCAGATAAATATGTTTCAGCATTACTGGAGGGTTTCGAAAGTGAACATCTGTCTATTCTGATGGAGGACATTCTTAGATCTAGGCTTAAAGGTGATTTTTAATCGGGACTCTCCGCACTCTTCAGATTTAAGTATGAAGAAGGTGGGGATTATAGTTTTGAGAATGAAATTAATCATAAGCTAAAAATCTCTTTGGCCACCCTGTATGAATGTATATAATTCGGTAGAGTTATGATATCAGGCAGACACGGCATTACCACCCATTGGATTCCTCATAATGTTGTCTAAAAGAAGTAAACACAGAAAAGACGTGTTTGTGCAAAAAGAATGTCCAAATAACAAGTAGTTGGAACTTGTTATGTGCAAAATTAACAAGCAGTTGGAACTTGTTATGTGCAAAATCAAACTAGCTAGGATCTCCAACAATCTTGTTCAGGCCATTCAATCCTTCCCCTTGTTGAATGTTTTCGACCCCAAGATTAGAATCTAAATTCTTGATCCGATTATCTTCTATAAGATAATGATGACCATTTTATCATAACAGCTATCTGTTTTATATTAAAATCCTTCTTAAGGTCTTTCTATAAAGTGTTGTTTAGACAAAATAAGTCAATCAGTCTTCTTAAAGATTGATAGCTGAAAATCCGTGAGGTGCGTGGG